CGTTGTATCCGTGTTTGGAGTAGGCCTCCGAGCTGAGAACTTTGATAAAACCGCTATCGTCGGCCAGGCGGATCTCCTTCCTACTGGGAACTTGGTATACCCGCTTTTGGAGCCACGGCCGGGCATCTACCATGGCACACATGGCGTTATAACAGATCGAAGCATTTTCCTTATCCGCTGCGCAGATGTACACCTGGGGATTTTGCTCCCCGTCACCTACCAGATGGTAAAGCCCCAGACCGGCAGCTACTTCCGTTTTACCGTTCTTCTTGGGGATTTCCTCGTAGAGATACTGAAAATGGCGGTACGTTTCCCCGGTTTCCGGATCTTCATCAACGTTTCCGTAAAACTCCCGGAGGGGATCTTTCTGCCACTGTTGTAGGCGAAAGGGTTTTCCGGCGAACGCTCCTGAGCCAAAGGGAAGCATTTCCAGGAAGGACAGAACATACTCAGCCCGATTCGGATCAAACATTTCAGCCTCCCAGGAGCTTCCGCTGGAGCTGCGCCAATGGATCCTCTTCCGGCTTCGGATCAACCTTCGGCACGATCAGCCGGCACCGGCTGGAAACGGTCATGCCCATCTCGGTGGCACAGCCTCTGCAGATCTTCTCCAGCTTGGCCATTTGGCCGATCCAGTAATCCACCTGCCCCTTCGCCACATCATAGGCAGGACATTCATTCAGAGCCGCCAAGTTATCTGCATCTGCATCCTTCAGAAGCTGGGCGCATTCTTTCAGCCAGGCATTCTTTTGTCGACTGGCCTCACCATAAGCGGCTTCACAGTCGCAGTACCGGGCAAGGATACCCGTGTCCAATTCGGACACCATTCCAGCGGGAAATTTCAGCAGTTGCACAGCATACGCCTTAAACAGCTTTTTAGCAGCACCACTTAACCAAGACGGTGCCTTCAGATCCTTCGGTGGCTCCACCTTCAGCTCTTCTTCCTGTCGCTGCTGGATTTCATCCTTCGTCCAGTGTTTCCCGCCGTCAATGACGCTGAGATTCACATCCATAGGTCTGCGTTTGCCTGCCACTTTGCTCACTCCTTTTGCCGGCTGACTTTGATTTTGCTGTGGGGAAAAAATCTTGTGCGAATAGGGTTGCACGGTATTCCGCGGTCATCCCTCGATTTTCAAACCCCGGGGGGGTGGGTTTGCGGTTCGGCCTGCAGGCGGCCGTAAAGATTCGCCTGGGCATCTGCGAGCGCCCATGGGCACAGGCACCCACATGCCTACGCCCAAGCCGTCATCGCATTGAGCTTCGGCGGCTGCGAAAAATCTCGGCATTTTCCGTCATAGTTTTGCGGCTATGGCAGCTGTGACATAGACTCTGCAGCTGGCCGGTCATGAATAGCTTTATGTCTCCTCGATGCGGAAGGACATGGTCTACATCTGTGGCCTGCACACGGAGTCCGTAACCGGCGCAGATCCGACAGAAGGGCTCGCGGGCCAGCTGAGCGCCACGCCGTCGTTTCCAGCCATATCGTGGATCCGTGTACAGGTAATGCCAGGATGCCGATTCCTTTCGCTCTGCCTTCGGTTTGTGATCCGGGCAGTAGCCATCTGCCGTGAGGATCTGACACCCTGGTGCTTTGCATCGTCGCATTGGTTTGTTCATTTCGACCTCCAGAAAACACAAAAAGAGCCTGAGACACAAATCGCTTTTACGATTCATGGCTCAGGCTCTAAGGCTCAGGCTCAGGCAAGATATTCACGATGGATTCCTGGTGACAATGCTTGCAGAAAACCGGCAGGTCTTTTGCCGTGGTTGTCGATGTCAGCCGCAGCAATTTCTTTCCGCAGATCGGACACATCAGCCATCCCCGGTTTGTCTTAATTTTACCACAGTTTGTTTCAGTATTCAAGTGTTTTCAACTCCTTTTTTTCTTAGTGTTGGATTAGTATACACTACCCCAAGCCAGAATTTCAGGTATTCAATTGATTGCTTCCGGAAGCCTCGCCATCATGTGGCAGAACTTCCCGTAACAGTTCTGGCACTCCACTTTATCCAGCACAAAGGCACCCGGTGGTGGTGTCAAGCTATCCCGCTCATCCACCATTTCATAACTGATTACGGGTTTCTTTACATTCCTACTGGTACGCCAGGTGCGATCACCAACATGACGCCGTCCCTTTTCGCGAGGTTCTTTGGTCAGGTACTTAGCCCATCGTTCAGCACCATCGATACCAAAGCGCTCAAAGTCTACATCATCACCGTCGCGGGTCCACAGTTGTCGGATTACATCAAAATCCTGACCGGTGGCATTGATAATCAAGTGGTGGTGCAGTCGACCGCCAGAGTGATAGCCCTCGGTAATGCGGGCATACACCAGCAGCTGCCCCTGTTTCTTTCGATGCTCCCGCAGATTTCGGATAAGGTAATCCAGCCGTCGGTCAGCAGCTTCCCGATGAATGGGCAGGCTCCCATCCCGATATGTAAGAGTAACCACAAGATCCGTGCTGCGGAAATTGGCGGCGAGGATCAGCATCAACTTCTGCCAGGATAACTTGGCGTTTAGACTCTCCCGGGCTGGTGTAGATATCTGTGCTCGGACTTCTCTTCGTGCCGATTGGTTTTCGCCTCGGATGGCGGTGTACTGCACCGCCATCCACAACGATCCTGCTTGAATGATCTTCCGCCTTTCTTTAGCCATTGACAATGCCCTCGATCTTGCGATGGACATTCACAGCTAAGGCATGCAGCGCCTGCTTCTCATCCGCAAACACCGTCTTGCCCCAATCATCAAGAGAGAAAGTCCCCATAGTGCCACAAGCAAACAAGACATCCAGACTACCCCGAACATTCTTGTAGGATTCTATAGTCCAAATGGTCGCTTCGTAGACTTCGTTCCCGTCCATGATATAGATGGTGTCGCCAATTTTGCAAGGCAGCATCATCAAGCGGCCAGCCCTTTCCGCTCGTACCAGATCGATAATGTGGTGCAAAGATGCACCTGCAGACAGCTCCGCTGCTCGTGCCCGAAATTGCAAATCCTTTACGCCCTCAGGCGTCAGGCCAGTGTCCTCATAGTCCGCAAGCTGCCGTAAGAGCAGATCAATCAACTCACCGGCCGTGTACTTTCCATCAGCGATATCGGCCAACAGGACTATATCACCCGACCTTTTCGTATATCGTTCAAATGACATTTTCTTTCTCCTAACAAAAATCATAATGTTCAAACAGCCAACGCAAGCAGTGAACTAAATCATCCTTGGTAATGCTGTTGTGGGTTCCCATTCGGACAACCCGTTCGATGGCAAGAACTTTGGACGGCAATGCTATGGTTTCGTCATCAAGCTTGTATTTGACGATTGCCCACGCTTCTTGCAGACTTACATTGTAGGATCGGAATTGTATGGTCTTAGGCATTTCTACCACCTCAATTTCCCTTTCGGATATCCGTTTTTGTCAGCTTCTTGCCGTCAATCTTCACGGTATACCCGGCATCCAGGAGACTCAGCTCCATGGACCGCGGGTAGCGGCAACGCACATTTGAGTCCAGCACCAGCCGGCCGGTGGAGTCAAAGACTTGATATGGCGTATCCATGATCAATCCTCCAAATATCCACATCTGCTGTTGCAGTCTTCACTGCAGTTCAGGCAACAGTCTACCGACTCGGAGCAGCAGGCCGCAGCACCACAATGACCCGTGGGACTCATCCCTGTCTTGCAGCTGTTGTTCAATGCCGAAGGCGTAGAGCCAGAAGTCGTGGGCAAGGGAGACCAGAACAGAACTTCCACCCCCACTTCCTTAGTGTTGGTGATACCGTGGAGGATCCACACTGATCCATTCCAAGTGAGTTGTCGCAATACGGGCTTAACTCCGTCCGGATAGCACACCATAGCCGCATAATCACCGGATAATTCCGGCTGTCCGGTCTGCCAGCCAGCACCTGCTGCGAGCGCGTTATCATTGGGAGCTTCAGGCAGTTCTGTGGCAGTAGATTTCTCAGGAAGAAACGACCAAAGAACCGCTTCACCCCACTCCATGATTGTGCCATCCTTCAACGTTCCTGCACCGAGATACTTATCATCGCTAACGCTTCCGTAAACATCGATCATGATGATCTCTGCATCTATCGGCGGTTCTACGCTGGCCGGATACCATGCACCGGGGATGGGTACAACGGTGTTTCCAGTGCCCAATTCGGACACTTTTTCGCCGGCTCCCTCCTGTGCTACCTCCCGCACATCGGTACGGCAGAACAGATAATCCAAGGAACAGCCGAGTAGATCAGCGATAGCTATTAGCTTTCTTGCGTTTGACAAGTAGAAGGAATAACCATAAGGCAGTGTTGTATTGGGGTTGATCTCCGTCCACAATCCTTCCCTATCCTCCATCTTCTTATCATCAGACGCGACATAATACATTTCTGCAGCATCATATACAGCAGCTACAGATCGCCCCGCTAGCCTTCTGGCAACACCGAAACGGTACCAAAGCTGCTGCAGCTGCTCAATTGCAGGGCGGTCACGCTCTTCCTGGGCGATTTGCTCCTGGCGACGTTTCTCTTTTGCCTCCGCCTTAATTTTTTGTACTTTATCTTTCAGCTTCGGGCACGCATTCTTACAAGAAGCCAAACTGGAACACTCGGCACAGCATTTATCACAACAGCACGGATAGTAGCGCTCGGTAACGGCGGCTTTACGCATTTTCCGTTCCTGATTCACGCAAACACCATCGTCAGTCTCGCTGCATGGACAAGCTACAATGGCTGCACAGCGCTCAGCAAACCTCTTAATATCATCCGCGTAGAGATATTTGATATTTGCATTGGTTCGTTGCTTTTCCTCAAAGAGCAAATTCTGCCATCCCAGGGATAGACGCGATAATTCATAAGCAGAAGATTCGCCCAGGACATTCTTCTTGTAATCCGGTTGCCAGCAAGGTGCCAGATTGTCCCGAATCATTTTCAGCTTCGCCAGCTTGGTTTTGCTGGCCTGCACTACCTGGGCTACATGATCCCGCATCCGGCCGGGGAACTCATAGCCGTCTTCCTTCAGCTGATACAGGAGCTTCTCCACTTGGGCAGCCTGCTCGCTCAGATCTGCGCTGGACATTTTACGGGTGTTGGCATTGCCGAAAATCAGGCGCAGTTGCTGCAGTGCCGGTGATACGACATCCCGGTCTACGATACAAGCAACTTCATTCCACCGTTCCGGATCATCTTGCGCCAGCAACTGCAGAGCTGCCCGGCGGCGATGACCAGAAACCGCCACATAGCGGCCTTCTGCCGTAGGATGGGGACGCAGACGAAGGGGCTGCTGCAAGCCGATGGTGGCGATATTGTCTGCTAGGGCTTCCACATCGCTCAACTCGTAGAAATTCTGTTCGTCTCCATCAATCAGTTCCAGCTTTATGTACTCAATCTGTTCTCTTGTGTCCGATTTGGACACATCCTTCAGAAGTTCACCAAGATCAAATGCCATTTCCAATACCTCCCACATATTCTTTGACAAACCGGCGGTAATCCACGCCCGCCGCGCTGTTCGGACTGCTGATCAGCAGGGGCTCTTGCTGAAAGGTCATATCGTCCACCTTGTCCGACCGGCGGATATGGTGGAAGATCGGTAGCCCAGCCTTACGCAGCTGCGCTTCTGCTTCCTTGATCTGCGGATCTTTATACCACATAGTGGGCAGACATCCGGCGAGCCGCAGCCGCGGATTGATCCGCTTCATGTTCCGGATCTGCCGCATCAGGTTAGCCATGCCGCGCAGGGAGAAGGCGTCCAGTTTGATAGGGATGATAACATCATCGGCGGCAATCAGAGCTGCCGCACTGGCAGCATTAAAAGCCGGAGGGCAGTCGATCAGATGATAGTCATACTGATCTTTGACCTCCTCCACCAGGTACCGGAGCACATTAGAGCAGACAGTGCCTTGCTCCACCTTGCTCAAGTCCAGATCCATCAAAGAATCATCGCCGGGCAGGATGCTCACATTTGCATACTTGGTGGATTGGATGCAAGACGCTGCGTAGGCACCAGGTTCTTCGCTGGAACTAGCATCCCGGAGCACCTGTGCGAGGTTACCGCTATTAGGGTCTGCGCCATAAAATTCCGTGGTATTGCACTGACTGTCAGCGTCAGTGACCAAAACACGCTTGCCGTGATCCCGAGCCAAAATCGCTGCCAGATTGATAGCGGTGGTAGTCTTGGCGACGCCACCCTTCAGGTTGAGGATTGCGGTAGTTCGAATAGCCATATTTTTCCTTCTTTCGTATTTACTTAGAATGGAACTTCTGTGTCCATGGGTAACTGCTCCCAATCATCTTGCTGAGGATTTGCCTTCTTTTTCACCCGCTCCCACTCCGGATTAGGAACGAAGGCTTTGGTAAATGTCTGCGTTTTGCCGTCAAAGATCACCGGGATGTTGCAGCACCGGCCATTCTTGTTCTTGACGATTCGCAAGACACGGTTTGCTCGGCATCCAGAGTCCAACAGACCCTTCTCGACGAATTTGTCCAGCATCAGGATTGCGTCGGCATCTGCCTCAATCTGTCCAGACTCTCTGGCACTATGAATGCCTAGCGGCTTTCCCCTGGATTGAGGATCGCGGTTAGTCACCTGACTCAGTGCCAGTACGATCAGGCCGGTGGACTGAGCCAAAATATGCAAGTCCATGGAGATCTCGGTAATCGCTTCATATCGGCTCAACCTCTTGCTTGACTGCCGGATAATCTGCAGATAGTCAATGATCACAATATCTGCACGGTAGCTGAGTGCCGCAGCCTTAATGCCAGATACGCTCAAACCCGCTCCGGGCAATATCTTGAAGGTTCGTCGGGCAATCTCTTCCCGAGCTTCTTCAACCTGTGTCCACTGCTGGGGCTGTAGCTTCCCGTCCATCAGTGCATCCATAGGAATGCTGGTTAAGCTAGAAATCAAGCGGTCGAAAATTGTGTCTGCATCTGTTTCCAGAGAGACAAACAACACGCGGTGATTTGCGGAGAAAGCCCACATCTGCTCCAAGGCAAATGCAGTCTTACCACCAGAAGGCTCTGCACCCAGGATCAAGAAGTTGCCACGCTTGATCCGTATGTAATCGCCAACCACGCGAAGCCCCCAGTCAATGCGCTCATGGGAT